AGAAAGAGGAGCGCGGGATAGACCTACCATTCCCAGCCCGTAACACCGTAACGATCAACAACTTAAAAAATGGCAGCGAAAAAACAGAAAACCGTTCGGGTCATCGCGGCCGAATTGGGCATGTCACTGGGGCAGATCAACGAGGCAAAAAAGGCCGGGATCGACGCGCACGACATCAAGGCGCTCCGCAAATTCAAGGCGGGAATCCCTCCCCGCGTCGATTCTCGGTCGGAGTATTCCGCGCCATCGAAACCGGGACCATCGGCAGAGATGACGCTGGACGAGATCGAGCGGGCGCTGATGGCAAAGGGGATTTCCGTCGCCGAAGCCACCACGCTCAAGCGGCAGCTGGAAGGGCTAAAGCTCGCCGCCGCCGTGCGCAAGGAAATGAATCAACTGCTATCCCGCGATGAGGTTGGGCAACGAGATATCCGCATCGGTGCCGCCGTCTCAGCCGCCCTCCGCGTCATGGAGTCAGAGCTTCCGCAACTCTGCCTTGGGCTACCGCTTGAGCGTTCCCGCCCGTTAGTCAAAGAACGAATCCGAGCCATCCAGGGTCAACTGGCGGATGGGCTTTCTCAATTTTGGGCAGAGCATCCCGAGCAATGAGCGCAGAATTTCGCACCGCCGTATCTCCCCCATCCGATCTCCACCCAGCGGAATGGGCAGCGTTGCATGTCCCGGTGGAAAACTCTGAACGCTCTGGCATGTTTGACCCGTCGCAAACCCGCTGGTTAGTCAAACCGATGGGTTGCATGGGCGACTATGTGACCCGCCACATGGTTCTGCTGTTTCCGACGGGCGCAGGCAAATCGACGTTCTTTGAGGCGATCACCTGCTGGATCGTTTCCGAGTCCCCCGGATCGACACTCTACGCATCACAGACCGACTCCGACGCGCAGCTGTGGGCAGAAACCCGGCTCATCAAATCGCTCCGGGGATGCGAGCCTATCAAGCCGCTCTGGCCGTCGCAACTCCGAAACTCGGTGCGCAAAGACGCGATTGTATGGCCGCACATGTTCCAGCTTTTCGGCGGGGCGAACATGAGCAACTTCCAAGAAAAATCCATTACCTTCGGACTCGGGGACGAGGCATGGAAGTGGAAGCACGGCATGGTACGCGAATGGCTCGGGCGATCCCACAACCGCGAGAATCGGAAGTTTGTATTGGCATCCCAAGCGGGGGAAATCGCCACCGAGGACGGCATCGGGCAAACTTCAGAACTCCACCTTGAACACGATAAATGCCGCAAGTGGGATTTTGCGTGGCAATGCCCATCGTGCCAGAGCGTCCACTCGTTCAAATTTGAGCAACTCGCATGGGACGAAATCAAGCGCGAGAACGGCACCCCCGACGACCAGGCGACCGCCGACACCGTGCGCCGGATCTGCCCAAATGAGGAATGCAAAGCGGAGTTTGCCGACACGCCTGCCAACCGCCGCTTGCTGCATGACTCCTACCAAGAAAACGACGGATACCTGCTGACCGATGACAACGGGCTGCGCGGCTACGAGGGCTTCCATCTCGACGCCGGCGGCATCTGGTGGATTCCGTGGGCTGAGGATGTTTTACAGAAGATCGTCGCTGACCGACAGATGGCGATTGGCGACCACACCCAGCTCAAGCAGTGGTTTCAGAAGCGGCGGGCGGTCGGCTGGAATGAGTCCCAAGGCGTGAAAACAATCACAGTTAGGCAATCCGGCTACACCCGATCCGACTACGAGGAAGCGCGGAAAATCGACAACGAGAAGATGCGCTTCTGCACCATTGACGCGGGCGGTGATCACTTCTGGCTGGCAATCCGCGCATGGGCAGAGGGTGGCGATTCCCGGTTGCTGTATTGCGGGTATGAACCCACCGAGGCGGCGTGCGAGGAAAAGCGCGTGATGTATGGCGTGCTACCAGAACTCACATTCCTCGATGTTGGATTCGATCAGGAGCGTATGGCCGGCATTATAACGACCTACGGCTGGCAAGGTATCAAGGGCGACGGCAACCGAAAGAGCGGGTGGGAATGGGAGATAAAAGCAGGACCAAAACGCGGGCAAAAAGAAACCCGGCTTTACTCCCGGCCATGGCACGCAAAGGCGAAGAACGGAGCACGGGCGAAATGCTGGCACGTCTCGACCACGCAACTCCAATACATCCTGCAACGCCTTATCGACGGGCAAGGTGCGGAATGGCTGGCCTATGACGACGCCCCTCCAACCTACGCAAAGCACCTCAACGGCGAACGGTTGATGACGAAAAAAGACACCCGTGGGCGCGATGTGGAGGAGTGGACTCGGGTCGGGGCTAACCATTTAAGGGATGCGGAGGTGTATTCGCTCGCCGCCGCGCTGATGTATCGGGTGTTTGCTCCGGTTTCCGATTAATGCTCACTTTGACATTCGCGTCACGGTGGGGATTGCAAGCCCGTGAACATCGCCAGCCTTGGGAACACCATCTACTCCGCCATATCGAGCGATGCTGCTGCATGTGCTAAAATCCGGGGCGAGTTCTCGACGCTGGCTGTCCTGATTGCCACTGACCCCAACGCATCCGCCCGAATCACAAGCGCAACGGTCAACGGGCAAACATTCTCCTCGCAATCCGAGATGACTAACGGGAAGCGACTGCAACTCCTGCGCTGGGTTGTCGCATGCATTGATCGAGGAAGCCCGATCTCGACCACCCAGATCCCAACGTTCTAACCATGGCTATACTCAACGAATTCGGGCAACCCTACACCTTCGCGCATGCCGCCGACCGATCCAATCGGCGCGGCCCGCAGCACCAGGTGAGGAATGATGACATTGACAAGCTCATTCCGTCGCATGACCGCAGGACGCTTTGCAGTCTATCAAATCGCCTGTTCATGAATATGGGCGTGCCTAGGGCATGCATCCTCCAGAAAGCCGACTTCGCCACCGGTGAGGCGTGGATTCCTTCCTACATCGGACCCGATGCGGACGCGGGCAAAGCTATCTCCAAATTCATGGCGGATGTTTGGTATCCCCAATGCGACACACGCGGCGGCATCTTTGATTGGTGGAAAATGCTGGAGCTTTCTAGCGTCTCAATCGACCGTGACGGGGAGATTTTCTGGCTGATGGTCAAGGGTGATGACGGTTTCCCCCGGATCCAACTCATCCCATCACATCGCTGTTATTCGGCCCACTCCAGCGATGGAATCGTCGGCGAAGAGGGACCGTTTAAAGGCTACCGCATCAACGATGGAATCATCTACTACCGCAGCGGACGACCTGCCGCCTATCGGTTCAACGTCGGCGCAATGGGGCAACCAGTTTTTAAAGACGTTCCCGCCGCCGAAGTGATCCACCTTTTCGACCCGACGCACTGCGAGCAGGGGCGCGGACTACCAGCCTTCACGCATGCGCTTGAGTCTCTGAAAATGTCGCTCTTCTCCACCGAGGACGAGCGGATCCGCCAACAAATCATATCCCGGCTTCACCTGACGATTTTCAACGACAGCGGTGGCCCCGATCTAGACGACCCGATCAATGGCCTGACAGGCGATGTGTCGTTAGAATCCGGTTTCTCAAGCAAAGCATTCCCCGGTGGCGTTATGTATCTCCCCGCTGAAGGCAACCAGCGCATCGAGCAGATCAAGCACGACAACCCCGGCCCGATTTGGGACGCGTTTCAAGACCGCATCGTCCGTGATGCTGTCATTTCCGTATGGTCCTACTCCGTTTGGAAAGGCTCCGGCCAAGGCACCGCGGAGCGTGGCGAAATCCTCAAGTGCCGCCGCTTCATCACCAAGCGCCAAGGGCAGCTATGGTATGCCGCCAAGCGTGCATTCACCTGGGCATACTCAATCTTCGCTGCGTCTGGACGCTTCGCACCACTCAGCAATCCGACCGCTTGGACATTCTCCTACCCTCCACGCCTAACGGTTGACGATGGCAGGGAGTCCAAAATGGAACTCGACGAACTCCGCACCGGCGCACGCAATATCAGCGAGGTGCTCGGGGCGCGTGGCCTAACCAAAGACGAATTTTTCAAGGAACGCGCAATCTCGGTATGGGAGCGCAAATACATCGCGCAAACCGTCGCTGAGGAAATGAACGCCAAGCACGGCGTCGAAATCACCATCGAGGACCGCGAAATGTTCATGCAGACGCCTAACGAAATGGGCGCAGTTGATTCCGATTCGTCTATCTCCACCGATGAAGATGGCAACCCACTGCCACAAGAAGATGACGAACGTATGAAGTTCGACAACCTCAAGGCCAAGTTTGATGCCTACGGCGTCGCCGTTCGCGCAGGTGCCATCACTCCATCAGACAGCGATGAAGAAACCTTCCGCGCCGAAGCGGGACTTCCACCGATGACTCCTGCCGTTCGCGGCGCATGGAAGGAAGACAAGGGCTATCGCCGACCCATCACCCTTCTCCAAAAAATGGCACAAACTGCCGGTTTCGGACCACCTAAAACGGAAGACCCCATTGAAGAATAATCACTTAAAGCCATGAAGATCATCCAGATTGAAAACAAATCCGGCAAGGTCAAGCTGACCGACGCAATCATGCCATGGAGTGTCGAGAAACTCACCGAGGATATTGGCAAGCTCTTCGGCGCCAAAGCATCGGCGGAAGGCGCGGACTTCGGGGTGATCACGAATTTCGCCGAGAACGCGGTGGACACGCTGGAGATTGAAATCAATTCCCCCGGTGGAAGCATTTTCGACGGTTACAACATTTACAACGAGATCATGTCTCTGCGTGAGCGTGGCGTTGTCGTGACCGCAACCGTGACCGGAATGGCAGCATCCATGGCGAGCGTGATCTGCATGGCCTGCAATGTCATCCGCATGGTGCCACATGGGAAAATGATGATCCATGAGGCATCACAAGGAGTCCGCGGTAATGCCGACGAACTCCGCAAAGCTGCCGACCTGCTCGACGGGCTATCAAGCGACATCGCGCAAATTTACGCGAACCGCACCGGCAAACCGCTGGAAGAAATGCGCGAGCTTATGAAGAGGGAAACCTGGATGAGCGCCAAGGAAGCAGTCACCGCCGGATTCGCAAATGAGGTGTTTGACATTCG